AGGGACTTTTTTAGTTATCTACATAGGTCATTCTAATTGTGCCTGATATTACGACTGGGTCATAGTCAGAACCTGAAGAGGATTCTATTACATCTGAACGGAGTAGCAGATATGGTTTCATTTGTTCTACATCTTCGCTGTTGTTCTTAAAGCTGATGCGAGTGCTACACTTGGTACTTGCGGATTTATACTTAGCTACTATGTTTAATGGTTGATTTGCAACTTCATCTACTTGAAATGTTTGGGTAGACGATGCTCCGTTAATACGGGTAGTTCCAGCTGAATTACTTTCGGGATATCTATTTGTATATTGAGTATTCTTAACCATCATTCCTAAAGGTTTCACCCATTTGTATTTATTCCATTCTTGAGTATTAGCCATAGACAGAGGGGTATAATGACCATTAGGGTCTAGCTCGTATAGCTTAGTAATATCGGGAATATCGTCTGCGGACTTAGCGAAAAGGATTTGTGCCTTTGCGGTTGTTCTCTGAATAAGGTCGGTGTTATTTTGGAAGGTAAACTCAAGTTTACTTGTCATATGAACTACTCTAATTTGATTACCGATGCGATTATTATATCCCGTGCCTTTAACAGGAGTAGGGAGTGGTATAATAATAGGGGTTGACTTGGTCGGACGCTGTCCATCGTTGGATGCCGAACCGAATCTAAAGTCTAGGTGCTTGTGTTCTACATTAAGAGAACGTTGAATCTTAGCCACGTCACGTGCCACCTGCTGGAGTTTCACTCCACCTGACTTCGTGCCGTATCGCTTAACTGCGCGCTTCTTAATGTTGCTGTATGCCTTTTTAGCATACTTCTTGTAACCTGCCATTATATACTATGTGAACATTTTAATTTTTGTAATTCGCCGAATAAATTGATCTAATTTTTCATGAACTCGTCCTTCAAACATTTCTAAAGGATGCACGGGGGCTGTAATTATTATACGCTTTGCGGTTAATTGTCTATTTCCATTTTTTGTTTCAACTTGGTTCGGGTATATATCAGTTATCCTTAATAAGGTTGCCCAAGGAAAAGTTTCAAATCTCATATCATCTATTATTACACATTCGTGCTGGTCGTATCCACACCACCACTTGTTACCTGTTTCCTTAAAGTATGCCTTGGGGTTTTCCTCATACGCTGTACGGGTTTTACCAGTTCCTGTTTCACCATAATACCAAAGTATCTCTGGAGGATGCTCGGGATCTCGGGTTGGTTCTAAATATTTTAACAGAACTTCAGCAGTTCTAATGCCCTGATAACTTGTTGCGTGGTTAAGTATAATATCACGCATATTTGGATTCGGTGTCGTCTGAATATATTCCTTAATTGTATCAAGGTCCTTACGCTTACCCATCTCGGGACGGACTCCGTCTTCGTATTTAAGTTGTTGTTTAGAGCAGTACTCATAATTTTGTCTTGCATTTCCTTTTGCTGTTTCAATATGCGCTCGAGGCATCGCTTTCTTAATAGTATTAAAACTAATAGGGCTACTAAAGTTGACATAGCCCTGTAAATGTGGTGTTCCATTCTCTCCAATTTCATCACCTATAACTATATACTTATATTTTAATTCCTTGATAAGCATGAACTCATCATCGGTGTAATTGTTTAGTGTAAAAACGAAACTTCTTGCCTTCGGACTCATATATACTAAGGGCATATATTATTTTGGAACAGAGGTTCTGGAACAGAGGTCGGGGAGGTAATACTATACTCCCCTCCCTTTTTGATTTTATTTACTAAATCGTGCGATTTCTTGCTCCTTTAAAAAGCAGAAGATTCGCACCCCCACAATTTGCCTTAATTCCGATAAATCGGAATCACCCAACTCATCCCGAATTGTGAAACTCCAAATCTCGGGTAGCTGTTTTTAAAGCAGAATATCGCACTTTGGCTTGAAAATCATAATAAACTATATTTTTAATTTTTTATGATAATAGGGACTTTTTTAGTTATCTACATAGGTCATTCTAATTGTGCCTGATATTACGACTGGGTCATAGTCAGAACCTGAAGAGGATTCTATTACATCTGAAC